AAAGTCACCGTCGGTACTAATAATTACATGATCATCATCTGGATGACTTTGCACCCATCCTGCTATCAAATCATCTGCTTCTAGTTGCGGATGTTGGATCATAGTACAATTAGTCTTTGTACCGATGAACTCTTTAAACTCATCAAAGATTTCCCAAAACACTTTATCTTCTTCTGCTTGCGAAGGAGTCATTGCGTCACGTGTTTCTTGCCGATTGCGCTTGTAGGGCTCATAATAATCTTTACGCCAGCTACGACCTTCTAAGCAAAATACAACATGATCTGCGTCAAAGTCTTTCCACGCCTTTTTAATGCTGTTAAATGTAATATGTAATGCCATACCAACTTTTGTATCTATGTCACCACGTATAACATGACGAGCTCGGAAAAATGTATTTGCTGTGTCTACTAATATGTATGTACTCATGAAACTTCACTTTTATCCTTATCTACGGGTTTAACATTAATATAACCCATTTCACGGTCTGTGTCAAGATTGTCTTCTTCCAAAATCTGTCTTGCTAGAGTTTTAAACCAAGCATCAACTATTTGTTCATTAGTTTCACCCGAATAACCTGCATCTAAAAGTTGTTCAATAAATTCGTTATTCCAATCTAATTCAAAAAAACCATTTCGAATATTATCTTTGTTGACTTGAGTGTCTAATACAGCTACCCAAGGTTTCCCTTCAGCAGTTGCTTGCTCTTTTTCTTTTTGAAGAACTTCTAGTCTCATTTCTTTTTGTGTCTTTGGTTCTTCTGTTTTTTCTTGTGCCTTTTTATCTTTTACAAGTTTATTCCACCATCCCATTATAGTAGTCCTTTCTTCCTTAGATCGTCATCTAAGTTTTTATTAATTGGTGCCTTCATTGCCTTTTCGTGTTGTTTATTTTTATACAAATCAAGTTCCCCAGGCATTTCCGAATAGCGATATGTGGAGTCGGGGTGTAAATCGCCATCCTCTTTGCATACAGACTTCTGCGACTTCTTTGACATTAAGATTGTATTCTTCACTGCGTCCACCCAAAGGCATACAGTAAACAGGACATTCCACTCCTGCTTTCTTATATGCTTCGACAGCTCTACCAGCTTCATTAATATCGTTTTCGTTAGCGACAACAAACTTAAGATACATGTCGCTACCGTCAACAAGGCTATACTCATGAGCAATGTTAGGCAGTATAGCAGTATCCCAAGGTTCTCCTGAAACGCTAAGTTTTGGGGAACAACTCCAAGTGATTGTAAATCTGTCTTGATTGTTGAGATAATCGAAGAACTCGTCGTGTAATGTTTGTGTAGTGTTTGTTTCAAATGTAACATTTTTCAAATCCCTCATGCGTGGATGTTCAAATAGTTCGATGTATAGCTTTTGCCACGCTAACAAAGGCTCACCACCTGTCATAATCAAGTGTACATCTTGTCCATTGTCCATTGTCCACTTACCTTCTGGAGTAAGTGAAAGTAGATGTTCAACAACTTCGTCAACTTCTGCAAGTTTGTTGAAGTGTTTAAACTCTGGATAGATACTTGCATATGTATCACAACCTGTGTGAATGATAGGCAAGTCTTCAAATTTTTCTGTAGTTTTATGCACATCTGCATCAAGTAATGCTTTTACTTCAGCATTGTGCCTTTTTCCGTCTTTGTGTTGTTCCCAACGATCTCTAGTCTCATCTGTACCAAAGTTCATGCAACGAAAGTTACAACCAAATGTACGTAAAAATACACTAGGTACGCCGACAAATTTGCCTTCACCTTGTACTGAATAAAATGCTTCTGAATATCTTAGCTTCAACTTACTACTCCTATATTGTATTATAATATACTATATTTAGGTTTTTGTCAAGTGTTTTATGTAATTTTTTGCAATAAGATTGTGAAATTTGGTATTATAATGCTCTTTATCTTCCAAAAAGTATGCTTCGTGGTTAATTTGCTTGTTTTGGAAATATAATTCAATACTTTGATCTGCAATAGTTGTGTTTTTAAGTTTTCCGTAAAATTCATAACCTTCCGGAAAGAATGTTCTTTCACGCATTTTAAAAAGATACAAAGGAACATTATAGTCTGCACACATATTATCCCATACATAAATGTCCTTAAAAAAGTCTCTTTGTTCTAAATGTGTGTTCAATTCAAAGAAAGTTTTAATGTCCATATAGGAAGATTTTCTTATATCAGGCTCTGTCAATCCCTGTTCATAACTAAATTTAAGTCCAGGAAAATTTTCATAATCTCCTTGATGGGGCTTTTGATATAATTGAAAATAGTCTCCTTCAATAGTTTTGTCCATATATCTATCAACTAGGCCATCTTCAGTTGTGCCTACATCGTGAGTAAAATGATCAACAGGTACTATATCAGGAGAAAGTTTTTGATTAAAAGATAGTGTAAATCTATTAAGACTACTTAATAGAACAAATACTTCGTCAATGTCATTGTACTTGTTAAACATTGCTCGTATGTAATCAGTGTATTGTCTAATACTTGCACCGGGCATAGCATAGACAATACATTTTTTATTATTTAATTTTGCATATTCTAAAACATAGCTGTTATCGTTCCAGTTAGTAAAACTATCAGGACCAACTTCTCCAGCTTTTGTTTTGTATCCGCAGGTATGACTGTCGCCAATAAAAAGTGTTCTAGTCATTAAAATATTTGTTTAACATTTCTAATCTATCATCTGCTTGTGCCATAGCATCAAGTTCTTTTTGGATAGTTTCGATGATGTCAGAATGCTCACCGATGCCTACAACTTTTTCCATGTATACATCAATGTTTGTTTTATGCAGTTTGACTTCTGCTTCTGCATGGGCTCTTGCCGCTTCAATCAATCTTTGTTTCAACATAAATCTCCTTCTAAGATCTTATTAGTAGCATCTACAACTTCTTGCGTAGTATAATTGCCGTTTATTTTTTTATATATTTCATTTGTTTTGTAATTGCCTTTTTCTGGTATAACGTGCCTAACGCCTCCTGTTGGATCTTTCATGTCACCTTTCCGGCGTGGAATAAGATGAACATGTGGCCAGTCGATAGTTTGACCTGCCGCTTCTCCACAGTTTTGTCCAATGTTGAATGCTTCACAATATCCGCGATCAACCCAATCATAGCCCCATTTGTATGCGGCTTCGAAACACTTACTTAAATCCTGCCATGTTTGTTCTTTTGGTACAAAAAGAATATGTCCTTCTGTAACAGGATATTTGTCTTTGTAAACTGTAAAGTCTTTTGTATCTATTAATACATCAGTCCAAGGTTTATTTTTGCTCATGTAATGCCGCCAAGTTAAAACTGATTGTTACTCTTTCCTGATCTGCCATTTGTTGGTCAACACGATGCATCAACCAACTAGGAAATAAAATTAATCTACCTGTTTTAGGTTTTATACTGTAGCTAGATGTATTATATGAATTTGCTTCATTAGTTTGCATCCAAGGCCAATTACTATTTTTGTTAGAATCTAAAAATGTTATTGGAGAATCGTTTTCATTTGCTTGTACATAATACACGCCACTCCAAGTAGCAGGAATATGATTATGTTCAGGATGAACTCCAAACTGTCTTGTAATACTAAACCAGCTACCTGTAAACATTATTCCGCCATCTATACCAATTAACTTGTTAGCAGATTTGCCACATTCTTCAATAAATGACTTTAATTCTTTACATTCTTCCATGTCTAGTGCTTGTGTATACGGATTGTAATTTGTATAACTATTAGCACTATAAGGAATAGGATTTTGGTCTTTTGACTCAATATCTTTCATCTTTGGTACTAGTACATCTGCTAAAATGTCTGCACTAGGAAATTCTGTACCTAGTAAAGGCACAGGAAATAAATCTAATTTGTCCATATTAATTTGCATATGTTCCTACGTTCTCCCAAGGATATACTAACCATACATCCTTTTCTAATTTGTTAACTTCGTCACATGAGTAAGAAACTTGATCAAACTCACTAGACAAATTTTCTGTTAAAACTGCAAAGCGTACATTATTACCCCAAACATTATTCCAATCTTCATGTCTTGGTAAACACCCTGCAGGCCAATCTTCTTTGATCCAATTAAATGTTGCACCGGTATCATTAATATCATCTACAATAAGTATATTCTTTTTCATATCTGTAGCGTCACTGTCTGGATATCCGAGTGCATCAACAGCCATCCAATTATTACTTTCTAAACCATGTACAGCATCACGTAAACTAACTTTAAGTGCTTCGCAACGTATACCAGTCATGTTACTTATTATTGTGGCAGGAACATTGCCGCCTCTTGTGATGCCAACAATATAATCTGGACGCCAATTGTCTGTGTACATTTGATTAACAATGCTTACACACATACGTTCTATATCTTCCCAAGTATAAATTTTTTTATCTAGCATTTAAATATTCCTCATTGTGTATCCAACGATAACCTTGTGTTTTTTTATGGGTTACAAATCCCCATTCTTTACATTTGCGTCCCATAAAGAAAATACTTGTACATGGAATTTCATTTCCGTTTTCATCTTTTGCTAGTTCTAACCAATGTAAATCATTTGCTTTTCTAAATCTAATACTACCAGGTCCACGCCAAACTCTAGTTGCACCTACTACTGCACCCTCTTGAGAATGAACAGGAATCCATTCGTAGTATCCGCCTGCTAAAATTAAAGCACCCCAGTTCCAAGGATGATCATGTAGTGTAGGTTCATCACTAACTAGAACTTTGTGTAGCGTAATATTAAATGGAAAGTTTTTTCGTTCTTTTAAAAATAGATAATAACGGATAAGGTAAGGTACCTTTCCGTCTCTGTCTGTAATTACTCGACGTCTGCCGAGCTTGTCCATAATTTTAGAAAGGAATTTCATCATCAATACCTCTTTCCTTTAGTTTGCCTTTGTAGTCTTGTTCACATAATTTGTATACATGTTTAAAATTATTATATGCTTTTGCTAGTGCTGGATATTCTTCACACATATTATTAACTCTATCTAAACTAGGCATAGTATCTTCAAATGCTTTTTGATCCATACCAGTAAAAGTTATGTTGCTTAAATCTATAGTATCATCAATTCCAATTGAATAAGTTGTATCTATAGGAGTAGTTGTTATAGTTGATGTACTCATATTTTGCCAGTCAATACTATAATCCGAATATCCTACATCAACAGTCAATTTATTATCATTGTTTGATTGTGTCATATAGCTGGGCTCCGCTGAAGAATTCTTTATTAAGTTTCGTAACTTGTTTGTTAATGCTTGGTAGATAGTCTTCATAATTTTCCATATAGTTAACAATTAGTTTCATTAGTTCACCTTTGCATTGATTATAACAGAAATAATCTTCAGTCCATGAACTAGGATATTTAAACTCTGGTAGTGCCATTTCTGAATAACTTAGTCTATCAGGAACCATAGGAATAGCATCTACTAGTGCGCCTTCATACCAACTGATACCTAGTGTTTCTTGTAGGTTAGCACTAAACACTAGTTTAGCTTCGCCTAGCAGATTATGATATTCATTTTTACTTAATGACTGTTCTTGGCACACAACAAATTCATATTGGGGAAGTTGTGTTTTAAGATCTCTAAAAATATCAACTTGTTTCTCAGGAGCAATACGATGCGGAAAGAGTATAAGATCCCTCTTCTGCATACCTTTGTAACTGTCTAAACTATTCTTAAGATACTCCATAGGCCAACCAACACGATGTGGTTTGCTACCTTCAATATCTAAACTTTCTGCAAACAAGTCTATGTGGAATTCACTTGCAAAGAAATTATCGTCGAAACAATCATACATTGCTTGTTCAGTATTTCTTACCCAAGGTTTATCACCTATTAATCGTCCCAAGAAATCATGGGGGTCATAACTACCAGCATGCCACAAGCCACCAATGCGAACATCAACACCCAATAGCTCTGCCATGTAGCGTAGTTGTAACACTGTAGGATTCCAGGCATCGGTATACAAAAAATAATCGCCAGTCTTGATTTTCCCTTCACAGAACATTTCTCCTATCTGTTCAAGTTGTTTTGACTTGTACACATTAGTACCACCAAAATTGAGAAAAGCCCCAGGTGTTGTAGCCTGAGGTGTTTCTCCACCACTGATGGTAACTACCTTTTCGTTTGTAGATCGTTGAAGTTGACGTGGAAGATGTTCCTTCCACTGTTTAGTATAACGTGTATCAACAGCTTCGATATCTACTATATAGATAGTCATTAATTTCTCCGATAGTTTTGCTTCCTTGCAGTATTTCTAGCTTTGGCACGTAAGTAGTTTTGATGCTTTTTATAAGCCTGCCAAACCGGTGCATCTTCTTTGTATAAATCTTTTTCATTAAAGACTTTACCTTCGAAGCGACAATAATCGCGATACTTGTCCAAGTCGTTAAACACTTTAGTATACGCTTCACGATTAAATTTAATATCCATTTTACCATATAGTCCTTATGCTTTGTTTGATGGGTAAGAGATAACACAGCCATTTTCTCCGTCTTCGGAGACTTCAATTTCTACAAAGCGGCCGGGGTACTTTGCATTAATTTTTTCATATAGTTCGTCAGCAATCATTTCACATGATTTGTAATCTAAAAGAAGCACTTCACTGTCGGTTGAGCTCTGTCCTTCACTTCCTTGATTATTTGTTCCGTTATCGGTTCCTGAGTAGAGTCTTTCGAGCCATCGTTTGAACTGGATGAACTCGATGTCTCTATCGTTGTGGTACACTCCGATACGCACCCTGAAATGGAAAATATGACGATGAGGATAACCAAGAAACGAAACATCATCCCAGTCACCTGTCGCAAGTTTTGGATCATCTAGTGCCGCAGGATACTTGTGTATCCCTTCCTTTTTGAATGTTACCCATATGGATCTATTTACCTTATTTTCCATATATTGTTTTTTATCTTCTTCTCGCATCATGCGTAGCATACCTTCATAGTATCGTTCATTTTGTTTATTCATTATACGCTCACTTTAGTGGTTTGTCAAGTCCATATTTTGTCCAATCTGTGAATTTTTCTCTATCCATCAAATCATGCAAACTATGACACCAGACGCCTGGGTTGGTTGCCTTAAAATCTTTATCATCAATTTTCAACATAGTGTTGTAATTCCACAGTTTCACGTAAGGCACTGGAACACGAAGTTGTGGGATAAAGTTCTCATATTCGGTTAAACCGGATTCTAAAAATTCTTCTGCAAGAGCAATAGGAATATCTAAGCTACATAATTTATCAGTTGCTAGATATGCTTTGATCATATTTTCCCATGCTCGCCATTCGTCATCTGTTTTAGGATTAAAACTATGATTAGCACCAAAGAAGATATGTTTAATTCCATCTCCTAATCTTTCTTGTATTTCATTTGCAGGTTGAACACCAGTAACAAATAACGTTGCCATTCCGTATGCAGGAGTTTTTTCTACTTCACGTCCTACAAAGTAAATAACATCATCTTTTATTCCTTGATTATAATTTCTTTTCATCTTCATCCTTAACCATAACGTTTATTTTTACAATACCTTTTTCATTACTAGCAATAAAAAATTCCAATTTGTTTTCAATAAAAATGGCTTTTAGTTCTTTAAGTGTTATCATCCTAAACTTTTCAGCTCTCTTTCCAATCTATGTATTTCGTCTTTAAACCAAAGTTTTTTAGTTTTAAGCCTATGTATGTTTTCTTCACGTTCGAATGTATTATACATTGTTTTTATTTCGTCGTCAAGAGCTCTATGTTTCCGATATAGCTCTTGTAAATGTACTGCGATTTTATTGTGTCGCTCCGTGAAGTTGCTCATGTTCTAGATCCTCCAGTTTAGTTTCATCAAAAGTTTCTTCGGATTCAGTAATTACTTCATTTACTTCAAACAAAGCATCAAAGAATGTACTAGAGTTTACAGTCTTTTTGCCAATTGCACCTCTTGTACCTGGTATATCCATCCAAAACTTATTGTGTTCTTCTATTAGTTGTAATGATTTTTCTTTACTGTCAGTTGCGAATATTTCTTCCACAACATCTCTAAAAAATAACCTGTCAAAGCGTTCTTGTACAAGCATGTTTGGAATGATTCCATTGTCGTATTGTCTATTTGCTTCTTGTACTGCATTAATATGACTCCATACATTATGACCCATTTGTATTGCATAACTAAATGAATCCCACGATGTCTTTCCTTCTTTACCAATTTTGTTTAAGTCTCCAGGAGCATAAATGCAAATGTCTTTTGCACTCAATCCTTTAGTAATTGGAGAATCTAAGAAACTAGAGTGTTTACCTTCTCTTACAAATGCATCAGAAAAAGGAGTAGTGTCCGATGCAAGACCTTTGTCATCTATACTAGGAACCATTCTATATACCCATTTTTTTCTATCTTGGGTTTCAAGTTCACAATATATTTGACCATTTGCAGTAGCTAAAAATGGAGAAGCACAATCAAACGTTGCTGTAAAGTTTTCGTTGTGATGTTTGCGTACTGCTCTTTGAATGTCTGTAAGTAGGGTAGCCCACTCTAGTTTACTTGTACCTAAGAAGTGCATAAAGTCATGCAATCCTTTTTCTAATAAACCATCATGTCTAAGAGCTACTAATCTTTTAAGTACAAGGTGAACGTCACACATGTTTTGTCCACCCATTGACCATCCATTAAAATGATCAGTATATTTTTTAGGATCACAATAGTCTTTCATTTGCTGATACCAATCTTCAGCATCAGCATGATTTTCACCTTGTAATACATTTAAGAATTTACAATTACCATTACGATTTTTCATAAAGTAATCGTTATTGATGCGTGTAGCGTTAACAGCATCTTGATAATTATCAATTCCAGTTGCTTTTGCACCTGCAGGAGAACGTGCTACCCAAGCAGGAATATCAAGGATCATACCATAATCCATGTAAGCATCCATCCAAGTTAATACTTGTTCACGCTTCTTTTTTGCTTTAGGACAGTTTGGATCTTTCCAATCACCTTCCCAAACGCCCTTACCAATCTGGAAGCCACCTGAATCACCTAGCAACCAACTATGGTTCCTATCTCTATTACGCACCATATCTTCTTTTGGTGCATCTTTATTAACATCTAACTCTGCATGACCTGCTGAATACAAACTCCAATTGTATTGAAACAAACCAGCATTAGGTTCAAGCCAGTTCATACTTTCTACTTCAACAGGAAAGTGTTTAGGTATACGACTGCGTTCTACATATTCTTCACGTCTTTGTTTGCCTACAAAAGTAGCAAAAAATCCGCTAATAGCTGGAAGAAAAATTGCATAGTCTTTTTGTGATGCAGTTAGATTTGTGTTCATTCTGGCGTTACCCACGGATAGCAAGGAATAATGCTTTGTTTACAATAACGTGCATTATCAACTAACAAAAAAGGAACCCCAACAATAAAAAATGTAATGATTAAAAATGCTGGTAATAGTCCTTTTGTTGTGCAATAGTTTTGTTGTTCACTCATTTATTTGCTCTGTGCTGGCAGAATATAATCATACTTGACCATACCACTGTCTACTGAAATCATCATAGCACCTTGATCTGAAATGCTCATAGTTAAATCACCATCCAAGCTCAAAATGCTTTGCACTTGTGCTACAGGCCAACTCCAAGTGTGTGCAAGTGTTCCTTCAATACCATGTTGGAATACAAATTCACCTGCGTGTGTGCTTGCATCACCAAATGCAAATACCAAGTTACCGTCCTTTGTGCTTACATTAAATGTAGGCTCTTCACTGTGTGCCGCACTCATTAACTTCATTCTTGCAATTGATGCTACACTTGGTTGAAAAGTTACACTCCATTGTGCGCCTTTAAATTTTACAGTTTTAAGTTTTTCTTCAATAATTGCTTTATTCATAAAGCGATAATCATTTTCAAAATCGCCTGCTGTATTTTCAAAGTGAATGTGTGTAGGAACAACTTCACCATTACGCTCTGCTTCAACTACTTGAATCTTTGCATCTTTTTGATACTCTGGATTCTTAAGGTGTAGTGCTAACTTATCTAAGTTAGGCATACCAAAAGTTCCTTTAAATTCAGCTACTGGCGAGTGTGTACCTCCGCTTAAAATAACTGAACGGTCTTCTGCCATTGAGTCAATAGCAGTGCCTTCTTCGTTACTAATTTTAACAAGACTAAGAAAACCTAGTGCATGTGTATGAGCAACGATATCTTGTAAAATGTCTTTCATATTATTCTCCATTTGTAAAGTTTATTATATTATCTAACTTGTTGTTTGTCAAGACTTTTTCTATACTATATTTAGGTTTATAGCCTAAACCCTTCATTCTATCCATATTTGCACAAGTCCAACTACGTTCATTTGGTGTATTTAGGCGAATGGGCAAGTCTGGTGCAAAGTCTGATACCTTAAAAGGATGTCCTGATCCAATATCTACTATCCCTGTGAATGTGCTTCTAATTAATAATTCTATTGCATCACATACATCTTCTATGTGTACAAAATCTCTGTGATGATTTGTTACATATTCTAATTCATTATCAAATAATTTTTGTAGGAACATTCCTTTTCTAGGCTTTTCATCATATACAGTATGAAATCTCATTCCCAATGTATTTGGATATCTTTCAGCGGCTTCTTCTACAATAAACTTACTTGCCGCATATGGATTTAAATCCGGTTCATATGCACTACTTGAACTTGCATATAATATTCTTGTGTCAGGATAACGTGCAAATATTCTTTTACTTACTTCTACATTATTACGCCAATATCCTCCAGGATCTGTAATACTTTCTCTTACACCACTTTTACCTGCAAGATGAATAATTAAATCAAAATTTTCATTTAATTCACAAGTTTTTAGATCTTGACCGTCTTTTAAATCAAATCCAACTACACTGTTTTCTTTTTTAAGCCTAGTTAATAATCTACTACCTATATAACCTCTATGGCCTGTTAACATGATGTGCATCAAGTTTCTCCCATGTGTCTTGCCAACCAGTTACTTGGTAAGCAAACCCTAAGTCATTTTCTATAATGACTTTCTTTAAAGGATAATCGTTACCGAACTTATCCATCCTATCACCAAAAAAGTATAAAACATCATTGTAATCAAAATCGTTTACAATTTGACTTTTGTCTTTTCCTATTGGTGCTATATCAATACCCGTTTCGCCGCCTGGTCTTGCATCTAATGTTGGAAATTCTAATTTAAATAAATCAGCTATTGTATCTCTTTCATTATGAGCTTGATCGTATTCTACATACAGTTTGCGTTCGTCATGTGTTGCATTACGTCCTACAACACTAAAATTAATCATACCAGGACGTTCTTCTATATGTAAACCTGTACGTAAAGAAAAAGAACTTTCTTCTAACTTATCTTCTAACCATGTTCTAGCAGAAACTGGTAACTTCCAATCATCTGTTCTAACATTTCGGCCATTTTCCCAAACGTCATTACCGGAACAGTTATATACACGTTCAACTGCATTACAAAGAACTGTACCTAGTTGTTCTTCTGTTTTAGGATAATCGCTACCTGTTATTAAATATACATTGTTACTGTATACAAAATCTAAAAACCAGTATTTAAATTTATGATCAATAAATCCTCTACTAGGGGTTAAAGTTCCGTCTACATCAAAAATATATCTATTCACAAACTCTTCTCCTTAAATCTGAAGTGCTGAAACGATGTTCTCTTTTATTATAGTATAGATCTATTCCTCTTTTAAGACAAATAGATCGTCCTGTAAATGTTTTGTTTTTATACTCTTCACCTAATATTCTGACATCAATTGGATACATAGATAATAGATCTTCTAAATCTCTTTCAGTAGCATATGGAATAATTTCATCAACATATCCGACTGCTTTAAGTTGAGTGTAGCGTTCAACTACAGTCTGTACAGGAGCATTTTTTTCTTTTCTATCTACACTAGGGTCAATTTGCAATCCGCATATAAGATAATCACACTGTTCTTTAGCTTCGCGCAACATAATTACATGTCCAGCATGTAACAAATCAAATGTACTACAAGTAAATCCTACTTTCATTTGTCCTCCTCGGGTAATTTAATTACGTTGTCTTTTGTTAACATATTATCTTTAATGTCGTAAACTTGTTCGCTTTTAATCATGCCTATAATAGTGTTAGTCAGGTCAACTTCTCTCCGGAGATAGCCAATCTTGACTTGTAATTTTTGCAATTCTTCTAGATAAAATTCTAGTTCTTTCTCTTTACGTAACTTCTGTTCAATAAAGTCAGTTATTAGTATAAGTTTTTGTTCTTCACTCAATTTCATACATCTCCAAAATCAAACAAACTATGGAATGTGTTATGCTGTTTTGTATCTTCAAGATTGTAATTAAGCACACCAATTAAATTATCTAGTTTGTTGTCAATGATTGTTTCTTCCATTGCCGCATCATCAAACGGAAGTTCTTTAAACCAATCTGGTAGACGCAACTGATCAGTTGGATATGCAACACTAGTATAACCCAGCGGATTCTGCTTGAGCTTGCACACAATAACTTTCATACCATCTACAATCTCTTGCGAATACTTGTCTCCGTTCATACGCTTGAGTGTATTCCAGTTGATGCTTGCTCTAACATGTCCTGGCATGTTTGCTTTGCCTTGCTTTTCTTCAAGTCGTTGATAGTGTCCAATTTTGTTAGCACGTTTAGGCGAACCTTTTTCAAATCCTGGACGTTCTGAAAATTCTTTTCTAAATTGTGTAATGCGTTCTAGAATATCTTTTTCATCTTTTTCTTGCAGTACCATCATAAGTACTTCACTTAAAAACTCTTGCATAAACACAGGTGTATCTGATCTACGCAAGTCTAAGCCCATTGCTTTTACTTTACCCGGCTTTCCATCTACATCAGAACGGAAACCTTCTACATCATACACTAGTGCGGCATAACGTTTCTTTGTAATGTATAGTCCGCTTTCAGCAACAATTTCTCTACCTGCCGCAATAACATCACTTCTTGATTCTGGGCAGTGAAATGCTTCAGCCATAAAGTCACTAAATGTACTATTTGCTTCATCTGCTATTTGATCATAAAGTGTGATTACATTTTCTTTTGTCCAAGGCAATTCTCCTCTATCAATTTGTTCTTTTAGAGTAGGATATGCACTAAAATATACAGAATCTGTATCACCGTATATAACACTTTGTCCAGTGTGATCATATGTACCAGTAATAACTTTGTTTACTTCTGCACTCATATGTTTAACAATAGTCCTACCTGACAATGTAGTTGATTGTCCAATGCGTTTATCAAAGAACCTACAACCAGGATTCAAAATAGCACCATACAAACTATTTAGGTTAATTTTCTTTACTAGCTGACGTTTATCCCAAAACGCAATTTCGATATCATTTCCTGCGTCTTTTGCTTTCTTAAGCATTGCCTGTAATTCTTTACGTTCTGAATACCAACGCTTTAGGATACCTGGAATAACACCTTCAAACTCTGTTGTAAATATTGTACCGTTTGAACTTAGCATCCAGGGCATGTTACTATCAAATATAAGTTTGTTGATTTCAGCACCGCTCATTACACGACTGTCGCCATTTTCAAAATCAACAGTAATAGAAACATCTTTACGTTTTTCCATAACTGCTTCATACTCTTCTGTACTAAAACGTCCTTCCCAACTACCTGCAAAACTCTTCTTTTTAAGTGTCATATCTTCATGTATACGTGCTTCTGTCATCACAGGACGTAGTTGTCCTACAATAGTTTCCGGCGCCATGTTAAGAGCTCTAATCACACTAGGATACAGACTGTTCAAGTCCATTGAACCAATCCATTTATGAACTCCTTTTTTAGGAAATGCAACATAAGCACCTGCGGCCGCTGTATTTTCATCATCACGTTTTGGTCTATTAGGAACTTGTAGTCCTCTGTGATGTGCTTCGTTAATGATTGCTTGTTCTGTAACTGCTACTGCACCCATAGTTGTCTGTAGCAAAACAGTATTTGCGTGTGCAAGTTCGTTACTAAGATCAATAAATCTTAGTTTTTTGTCCAGCTTGTCCAGTAGTGCAACGTCTTGTCGGTTGTATTCGATAAACGTTCTGAAGTCATTGTTATAAAGTTGATCGAGTGTGCCTTCATACACAGTTTTCTTTTCACCAACTTCAAGTTCTCCAATAGCATCAAGCCTGTAAGTGTGTCTTTCTTCATATGTGTATTTACGATATAATTCCAAACTATCTAAATGCACTCTACCTACTAGGTCATAGGTTTCAGCTGATTTACCATACTTTTCATATTCACGTTTCTTAGGAAGTTGTTTCCACAAACAGAAACGTCTTGTATCATCTTTGCTTAATACACGACTTACACGATTAACAGTATACGGAATATCATAACCTTCACTGTTCCAACCTGATATTACATCAGCATCTTCAATTATGTCGAGAAATGCTTGTAACATATCACCTTCTTTAGCATAGAGATATGTGTTGTCAAAGTCTTTGACTTGTTCTTGTGCTTGTTCCATACTAAGTGTTTTTGGAGGTACAGCAAAAGTTACAAGTGCGTCCATCCACTGTAAATGTACAGTAATAGCAGTGATTGGCATAAAAGGATCGCTTGGATCAGCAAATCCACGTTCCGGATCAAAGTCAGTCTCAATGTCGAAAAATGCAATGTTTAGTTTAGGAGCGTCTTGATTGAGATAGTTTTCACTTAGACATTGAAAAATTGGATTAATATCTGATTCAAATAAATCCTTGTTCTTATTAATTGCAACTTCTTTACGAAAGTCTTTGGTGTTTTTACAAACTATTCGTTGTAATGGATCGCCGTAGACACTTTTGTACTTGCCTCTAGGATCTTTATAATAAAATGTATATTTTGCTGGATATTCGTGGAAATGTCTTTTTCCATCTTTTCGTTCTACGACTCTAATCAGATCTTGGTCGCGATCAAATAATGCATCTACGTAACTCATTCATTCTCCTCGTTGTTTATGGCCAACGTACCATCTGCATGCCTATATTAAAACGGCGTGTATTGTTATATTAACAAATTTTTTCAATATTGTCAACAACTATTTTAAATATTTTTTTGTTGCCTTCTTCTGAATAATGATTTTCTTTGCCTTTGTTTGCCTGCCAAAAATTACTAAAGTCTAAATGATTGTCTTCCCATATAAAAAACTTAGCTATTTCTATATGTGACATACTTAAATAGTTTTTCTTTGCTAATAAAGTATATATTTCTTTTCTAAAAAGACTGTAGATAGTTTGGTAGTAGTTATCATCATAATGATGTTCGAAGTATCCTTTCGCCGCTTTCAAACTTGGATTTAAAAAACTACTTCTGTTTTCTATATCACTCCAAATTAAATCACAGTCTTTGTGTAATTCTTCTCTTGGCAACGGATGTTTTAATGTGTGTACTCTACTTGGGCTAGTATGACTTACAATAATTGCATCGTATTCGTCTAGTTTTGCATTTTGTATTTGTTTTAAAATTTTATATTCACTAATGCCTGCTTGGGCAACATTTGTAACATCAAATTTATCTGCAAGAAGTTTTGGCCAACCGTTTATACCTGGCCATTCTGCCGCAAAGCTATCCCCTGCAATTAATACTTTCACAGAACTAATCCTGCTACGTAAATAAAGGTCAAACCTGCATTCATTACAATAAGACTTTTTTCTTTCCATAGAATACCAACTAGTATCCAAAGACTATTGCTAATAATGAATGCCCAAATGTACAAAGGGTAGACATTAAAGGCGGCTAGTGTTGCGGCTGTTAACAGACATGCTGTACTCAGCCACGCTAGCCATTGATAGGGTTTTACCACCATGAAGCCGCAACTCCATATCCAAACACATTTATAACAGCAAAGTATCCTGTAAGTAACATTACCCATGCCGCACCTCTTCGTACAGATGCGTAGCACTGTGTTACCGATCCTACAAAGAAGAACGGATAAACAATTAACATATTAGGATCTAATGCAGTCAAAGCAAGTGTTAAACTCGCTGTCACTGTAAAAACAAAACTGATAAGTTCAAATGCAAATGCAACTTTATCAGACTTGTAGCTATTAATCCAAAAGTCTTTTACTTTTTGCATTACACTTTGTCTTTGCCAACTGTTACAACAAGTGTTTCTAAATCGTCAAACTCAGTTGCAACTCTCTCCCAATCAGCTTTTTGTGCAATTTTAATTGCCTTGTTAATTAAACTTGGTTTTACGTCAAGTTCTTCTGCTACAGCTTTAACAGTATCTTTCAATCCTGCTTGTAGGTCTTCAATTTCTTGAAGAACTGTAACGCCTTCATTAACTAGCCTTTCTAGTTTTGCCTTTTCTTCAGGGCCGTATACACGGTTACTCATAGTAAGCCTCCATTTGTTATTGTAGTATTATATAATAATTATGAGTATTTGTCAAGTAGTTTTTGAAATGCTTCTTCAAAACCTTCTTCATAGTCTGCTAAAGGAGCACCATTACTTCCGTCAATCCATAATCTTTTGAAATATCCGTTTTGTGAAGCAATAATCGTCTCGTGGGTAGTGTTTATATGTCCTTTGACCATCCAGAATAAACGATATGCTTCTTTGTTATTTCTTATTTCTTCCTGCACAGTGGGCCTTCTGGCTGAAACCTTTTGGATTATTACAATTTATAGAGCGTTTGTACTTTTTACTCCATTTTTCGTCAACTGACTCGCCCTTTTTCTTTTTAGCCATATTTGTAGCAATAGCATAGATCGCACCTTCTGGATCCATCCCTTTTTCTTTAGCCCATTTTGCTATATTTTTTTTGGCTTTTGGTTTGTCAAGAATTTTATCAGCAGTCTTGTGTGCTTTTTTGATTGTTTTTTTGTCTAGTTCCGCAAAACGCATGACTACATCTTTACGCAGTTATCAACAGTCTTGCCGCCTTTTTTCTTTGTGCCCATGCGCTTGTAGCCCTTCCAGCATACTTTGCCATCAACACCTTTTTGCTTTTCTTCTGGTAATGATTTGTAACTAGGCTTACCGCATTCTGGACATAAACTTTCAGCTTCAACAATATCTGCTACACTTTCTGCAAGTTTTTTTGATAATACATCTTTATAACTTTCTGATGTAAAACTTGGATTGGATTTCCAATCTGATTGTTGTGCTGATGCCGCCGCATTTACTTCAGGAGAACTAGTAATTCCTGCTTTTAGCGGTTTGTTTTTTCTTTCGTAAATTTTATTTCCACAACAACCGCACTCTTTACCTACTTCTGCCATTGTATGATTGCCACCGCAGTGTCCACAACCAGCTTTACAACCACAAGTAGCAGGACTTTCTTTAGCTTCGTTTGTTGTTTCGAATTTCATGTCGTAATCCATAGCATGATACACAGAACCAATATAGTCTGCGGCTTTTGTAATTTTAGATTGTTGCCAACCTTCCATACCTTCTGCTTCGCTTACACCTTTTAGCATGTCGTGAAGTTTAATAGCATACTTGGCAATTTTGTATAGTTCTGCTCTTGCCATTTGTACTTCATGATCACGTTCGGCCATGTCAGCCATATCAGCAAGTCCGCCTTCTTTAACTGCTTGTTTGTTTTTAAGTTCTGCTTCTCTCATAATTAACTCCGGATTACAGTAGTATTTATCTACTTTTTCTTTTTTAAATACTTGTCCTTGATAGCACCTTTTTCTTCTTCGCTTGCGCCATCTCTACCAGCTTTTTGTAGTGCTTCAAACCCTTTTTTACCATACTTTTTAATACCAGTATAGCGTTGTAAGCCACTTTCATCAGTTTCAATATCTTCTTTTTTCTTTTTCTTCTTTTTAGGACCTGTTCTTGATTGTATTGCTCCTATAGGCATTGCTACAGCCGCTACGCCACCAGCTGTTGTTTCATTTAAAAGTTCACTTATCTTCATTTTCTACACTTTCTGCAAAGATACCTTCTTTGCGTTCTTGCTTTAACCATATGTGATCTTTAATAATTAACTGTTTAGACTCTGTGCTACAATGTGGTAACATACCAGTAACCCACAATCCACTTTCATATACACATGGTTGTATGTATTTACCGTTTATAATTGACATTTAAGTAACTCTCCATTGTCATACATACGTTTTAGATCACTTGTTTGTAGTTTCATATCGAAACTACATCCTAATATGAATCTATCCTCATTTGTTTGATTAGTTACACCGTGTGGAGTACGTGTGTCAAAACAAATAGGATCAGTATAACTAATTTGTTCTAAAATTTCACTGTGTGGATAAAATCTACTTTCAGGAACTTCGTCAAAGTTTTGACTAGGACTTATAACAGTTACAGGATCTGTCCATTCATAGTGATCTAAGCTACTACCTGCAAAGTTACCACAAATAGGAATATTGATTGTACAACCGCTTTCGTAATCTGTGTGCGGACCAATAATTTGTGTTGCTTTTACTCTGTTGAAATTAACTCTAACAATAATATCGCCAGCGTTTTGAAATATTGTGTCTAAAATATCTAGTGTGTCATCGTCTGGTAAACCTACAAAAAACTTAAAACGGCCTGTACCAAACCATCCCCATGTATGACACTGTTCATGGACTTTCTTTGTAAAATGTTCTTTGTCTATTTTTAAATCTGGTAGTAAAAAATGTTCTAGCATTGGTACTCCTTTGCTATATTTACTTTTTCTTGCTCTTGCCTGATTTCATATTGGCACACCAGTGAGCCATTCTTTGTTTTTCACCACTGCTGTTCTTTGCTATTTTACGTAGTTTTGTTACGCTTTGACTACAATTAACGCCTTTGCGTTTTGCAAGTCCCTTCCTACCAGGCTTTTTACCGTCGGCAAAGTTTTCTGACATTCCTAATTCTGCACGTTTTATCCAATCACGTTCATATTCTATAGGAATAAAGTCTTCAAGTTCTTCGTCTTTAAATTCTGAACCCATCCAATCAAATACCATAGCAGGATCAAACTGCATTTTTTCACTTGCTTTGTAATATGCTGTATATGCGTCTAAACCATTTTTCATAAGTTTCGTTGCTAGTTCTCTAATATGAAGATATTCTTCTTCAATGTCTGTAAATGCACGACTTGTTTTACCAACAGTATTAGTTTGTTGATACTTGTCTATTGCCCCTTTTGTTTTGTCGTCTATAGAGTTTTCATTCAATCCAAGTTCATCAACCATTATTTCTAACGCTGAATCTACATCATTTAAGCCATTTTCTTCTTTTGTTTTCTCATACCAACTTCTTACAAAGTCTGATACTGAGTGTCCGTAAGTGTCTGGAGCCATCATAATTTGATAAAGAACTTGGTCA